GTCTTACCTGCCCATGTTGCTTCCTTTTCCCATGGCCATGCTGACTCAGGATAGGTGCGTTCTACCATCTCACTCCATAGTGCTGGAACTTGATCCGCAGGTTTGATGATAGCAATCATACTATTATTAATTGTTCCTGCCATGCAATCCTGTGCCGCGTGCCATCCTTCATGACGCATCACACTCATCAATACATTCGGACGACCCATGAATGATTTATTCAGGAAGAAGTTATTGCCTACAGTATGATAAACACCTCTATGAGATACAGGAAAATATTTTTGATCCGCTAAAAATACCTTAACTCCAATTGCATTAAGAGAAGAAAGCATGTTGTTAAATTCATTAGCAACAGGGTAAAACTGTTCGGTATTAGAATACTGACTAGAAATATCAAGGATACTATAAACTTGCTTTACTCCATCTGTACACTCTTGTAAAAGCATACATCCCATGGAATGCATAGTAAAGTACTCACTATCTTTAAGTGGATCCGCAAAAACGGGAGTAGTTAATGCTGCGGATGCCAGTAAACTTGCAATAATTTTTTTCATGTGTGTTTATTAATAAATTCGTAATCTTCAGAATATATTTTCTTTACAAGATCAAGTTGTTTTTCTGTAAAGTGGTCTTTCTGTATACTTTTTGTCGAGGAATGTATCCATTTTTTACCGTGAATTTTAAACCTATCACTAACATCTTTACGCTCAACCAATTCAAAATGTTTAAATTTTTTCTGATCTATGAAAAATGTTTGTGGATAAAAATGGTGACAACTGTGAATAGAATCAATTAATTTAAAGTTATTAAAAATAATTTCTACTCTTTTTTCTGGTGGTATAGTTTCATTTTTTTCTCCTGGTCGTAGATTATATTTGTCTTCTTCAGTCATCTGAAAATAATCCAATTGTTCAAAAATATGCTCCCCAAATCTTGAATGAGAATTAAAATTCATCACCGAAAAATAATCATTTAATAGTGTGATAAACCTTTCTATGGGATCAGAATAAACAACTATTGGAATTTCATCATTCCTCACTTCATGATACAAATTTCCAGGATGGTATGAGTCTTTTGAACAAATTCTAAAAATTTTACCTTCATATGCATCTTTAATTGAACTAGATGCATTTTTAGTAATTTCAAACCAATACCTTTTACCTTCATCTAAATGTATTTCATTTAAAATTGGCAATCCATACAGTTGACACCAAACACAATCACAAAAATTAAAATAATCAAAAAATTTATTATTTTTATCTATGTATTGATGATGATTAAGACCATTATATTCTCCAGTGCTCATATAATTTTACCCCACCTATTCCCAGAGTTCCAACCTCCAGGACCTTCCTGAATGTTCTCAGACCCACCTTGAGTCTCCCCTATAGTAGTCCAACTTTGAGTTACCATCTTATACATCACTTGATGAATGTTTTCGGGTTCTTTAGCAATTTCTTTTTTTTGCTCTTCTTTAATTTTAGATTCTGAGATAACTTTTTGTTCATAGCGAATTGCTTTTTGCGATTTTGGTGCAGATCCAAACCAAGGATCATCAAGTAAAACTATGGGAGCAGGAACTCCAAGATACGATTCTTTTAATTCTTTACAATCAACTTCTTCATCATCAATTGAACACTCAACTTTATAAGTTCTATTCTTTTTGCGAAGAAGGGAAGTTTGTGTTTCAACTATTTTGATTGCGTTTTTGATCTTGCTCAAAAATTTTGTCATGCTAGTATCATTTTTTTAGTGTAATCATATGCATAAAGTTCTCTATTACCTTTAATACCCCATCCTAACCAAGTATATGCAGGTCTCATATAATAAGATACTGTTTGTCCACCACCTTCAAATTGTGGAAGAACACGTTGGAAGATAGGTTCATTAATCATCCAACGAACTTGACCTTGTAGACTGCTAGGGTTACATGCAAACTTGGCACAGAACTGCCCAAGACCCCTATAACGTCCGATAGAAGTCCATTGAATTAACCCAAATCCACCTGCCTTACATTGAGTATAAGAAACACGAGCACCACCTTCACAAATATTAGCAATGAACTTTGATTCTTGCTGAATGTTTCCCATGATTGTAGCAAGTGCATTACGATCAGAGATTTTTGTATACTCTTGTAGTGCTGCTAGAACATATTGTTCACTAGGAGTACAATCAGGACACTTCCAAGTCTGTTCCTCAACAATAACAGTTTCTTCTACAGGTTCTAATTCTACTTGTTTAAGTTCTGGTGGGGAAGGAATTACAACTACACTTGCAAGAAGTCCAATTCCAAAAAGTGATTTAATCATTATTTTTAATATATTTGAGTGAATAAATTTCATGGTCTTTAAGATCTGGGTTTAACCATTCGGCAAACTCTGACTGGATCGCATGAGCATCTTCTACAGATTTTAGCACATCATCTGTCTTCATATCACAGAGGATGTGCAGTCTGTCAACTACCCAGTCTTGGGTAACTTGCAGGGTCTTTTCCAAAGTTTCCATAATCTTTCCGCATGTAACGGCCGAGAATATTGCTATTGTAGTATGCCGGTGCTCCGTTGTCAAGTGCCTCTGATAGCACATTATTTAGAAATAACTGCTTGGTCTCCTCAAAGTTACAATCTCCTTTCCTCTCATGAAGACTTAGTATTACTCTACTGAAGAACTCTTTTCCGCATCTTTTTATATCTTCCTTTAACTCAGGACAAGAACCATAATATTTCTTCCAATCAGATTCTTGTTTTACTTTTCTCTTTTTTCCTGGTGGGGTTCTGAATGACCAAAAGTATTTCCTTCCAAGATATTTTCTACCGGTGGTCTTATTGGTAATACAGTAAACAAAACCAAAGTAGTTCCCAATAGCATCAGACTCAAAAGGTTCATTATTGTATATCCAAGAATTCTCATAACTCATGATATAGTATCTTATGAGCTATTATTTATCTTTAACGGGGACAAACCTAGTCTAATGCCTTTTCAGTATTTTGTCAAGACTGATTAACAATATACTGGATAGTTTGACTATCCATTTCTAGCATGATATAGTTTGCTTCATTGATAGTATCTGCATGACCATCTAGAAGATATTCAAGAACTACGTCATATGATTCCTTAAATGGTTCAACTTTTAATGGAATTGGACCTTTCTTAGTGGCGGACGTAGCAGGACGTTTAGCAGGACGTTTAGCAGGACGTTTAGCAGCCTTAAATACGTTTGGATTATTTACCAAAGACTGATTTCCAGAACCAAGTTTAGCAACTCTTGGACTCTGAACAGAAGGAGAATTGAGAGGCATTCTGCTTCTCATCTGTTTATCGATTAAAGGATTATCAGTCTGTGCAGTTCCCCTAATTCTTGCCTTTTCAGCAGCGGCGTCAGCAAGTTCGGGATTTGCCTTTTTCCAAATTTCCATTCCAGATGTACGAACTTTTTGCATCTCCACAGGATCACCACTCTTCACTGCAGAAGCACGATCTTTTTGATACTGTGCAACACGACTTACAAATTTAGTAGGAACTCTTGCAGGCAATCCTGCCTTCTGCTGAGGAGTTTGTCTAGGTTTAGGTGGATCCTGTCTAGGTGGTAAGTTATTTTGACTTCCCTGACTACTTGATTCGGGTTCTGGTTTAGGTGGATCCTGTCTAGGTGGTAAGTTATTTTGACTTCCCTGACTACTTGATTTGGGTCCTCGTGGAGCAGGTAAGTTATTTTGACTTCCCTGACTACTTGATTTGGGTCCTCGTGGAGCAGGTAAGTTATTTTGACTTCCCTGACTACTTGATTTGGGTCCTCGTGGAGCAGGTTCTACTTTCTGATTTTTTTTAAGTTCATTATACCTTTTTATAGCTTCTATAACTTCTGGTGATTCTTTTTCTTTGGGATCCAACTCGATCCAAGGTCCATATGTCCCATCAGGTTTTTTTAGTCTATATCCCGGTGATCCATCTTTGGGGGAATAAACCAGTTGTTCGTTTATAGTATTTTTCATATCACCTACGATACCTTACTGTTGTTTTTCCATTCTCATCTGTATGTATATAAGGTTCACCTTTTTTTGCACCCTTTGGCGTATCAAGATTTTTAACATCTTCTCCCGCTTTTTTTAGAAATGTTCCCAAATTTTTAACACCAGTGATACCTGTTTTTTGTTGAATAACATCTCCAGATTTATCAAAAACATTTCCAACTCCACCAATCAGTGGCGATGCAATACTTCCTGTTACACTCCTTCCTGGATTATCACCACCTTTAGAAAATCCAATATCAGCAGCGGCGGCAGTGGTTATTGCAGTTGGTGATGCTACATACCTACCTATAATCTCAGGAATACCAGATTTAATTACTTTTTCTGCTTTTTCAACTTTACGTTGAGCTTTTGCCACTTCTGCTGGTGGAGCAGGAGACTTTTTATTTTTTGTTAAGTCTTTTACTGTTTGTTGTGCCTTTTTAAGTTGTCCTCTAGCTTTTGCCCCTTTCATAATTCTCCCAAAAAAAGGTTTTAACCCTTTTAGTGATGGTGCAGATTTAATTCCTTGTCTAATCAGTTCTTTGTAAAATTCTGTCAAATATTCTTCGGAAATATCATATCCTTCTTCAAGAAAATGACATTTTAAAGCACTAACAGTTTCATTAATTTCATTAATTTCATTAATTTGAACTTTGGTATATGCTTCGGACAAATCCGAAATAAATTTATCTGACATGCTAGATTTTAACTACTTTCATATAAATATTTATAATTTTTTTTTTACTTTGCTGTAATAAGTTACTTATTACGCAATTTTGCTGCAGCAACTCTTTTATACCGATCACTTTCAGCAGAAGACCAATTCTTTGCAACAAAATTCTTACCAACACCAGTTCCTTGGACACCCTTCAGTTTGGAAAGAACTCTCGTTTTTGCTGCTGGTTGAGGTAATGATGCTTTAGATGCTGCTGGTTGAGGTAATGATGCTTTAGATGCTGCTGGTTGAGGTAATGATGCTTTAGATGCTGCTGGTTGAGATGCTGCTGCTTTCTCCTCTGCTTCAATATCTTTCAAAGCTGAATTGGCAATATATCCTCCTTTAGCAACTCTCAATGTATTCGTTAATGCACTTTTTGCCCTATTACCCCACTTAAAAGCTTGACCAATTTTACCAGCAACTCCAACAGATGGAATTGCTAAAGCAGCATCCAATGCAGCACCCTTATAATCACCCTTTTTTAATTTTTGTGCTGCTTGATATGCTTGATATGCAGCAAGACCATAACCAGCTACTTTTGCAGCACCTATAGCAGCAGGAATCAATAAAGGCAGTGCTTCCTGAATATTTTCTCTCGCTGAATATGATTCTACAACAAATTGATTATAAGTTTTCATTTCCACAATTACTTTCTTTCAAATATTTATAAAAAAAAGACTCCCTTAGGAGTCCTCTTG